TTGTATATTTGTTGGACTCGCTGTTTAGATATTCTAAACCACTTAGCGACCGCGGTCATTGTCATACGCTCATCGTCAATCAAACGAATAATCTCAGCGTTTCGCACGGCCTTGGTGTCATCCGGACTCATTAAAACGGGGCCTCCTGTTGTGAACCAAACTTCGGCGGTTCAATTTCTATGTCTACATTATCAAAAGACGGTATCTGCCATACCCGTACAGACCTTCCTTTAATCTTCAACGTTGTGCTTTGACCGTTAATATCGCGCAGTCTTTGTGCCATCTTATGTGCTTTATATTCAAAAAACTTATTCTTTTTAAGAAAGTTTTCAAAGTCTTTAAGACGAAAATATGTCTTTCCTTGTTCCTCATCAGTCCAAGGTCGGCGGAGCAAGATTTCTTCTTTGTCTTGCGCTTGTTGTAGGTGCCGACAGAACTCTTCAAGGTAGTCATAAAACTGTCCGCTAATGCTGGCGTCTTGTGCCACTTCTATAATTGCGCTCTCGTTGTCGCGCATTTCGTTCATCAACGAACTGATCCGGCCTTCCCACTGGTTCTTAGCTACAGAGCGTGGCATAAAGTTAAGCTGCTCCATGCAAGACTTTTGAAACAAAGGTTGAGACATTAGAGCTTCAGTGTCCAACTCAAGAGGCTCCCCGTTAACGTCCATAAACCAAACGGGCGGGGTAGAGTTGTACTTACGCAGGTTTGCAATTGTAGCCCCTGCTACAGCCGCTCCTATGCCAAACTTACGGGTTCGGCAAAGTTCTTTGTTGCAGTGTGAGCTTATCGGAGCGTCAGAACATTTGTAGGCGTAGTCTTTCCGCTGTACTTGCTTGGCGACTATGTTGACCTCTGGCAGTGGTAGTGGCGGAGCAAGGTACTCCATGTTGTAGCGTAATATTTCAGATTCCCAACTATCTGGATAGGCTTTTCGTAGATAAACCCCGATGTTGAATAACCCATTATTTCTACCCCCTTCGCTAATCTTTGCTTTACAAAGTATCTGAAGACAGGGCGGAGCGTCCTTCATAAGGTCAGCTTCACCGCCGCCTACTACTTGTAGCTTAACGATTTCTTCTGGGGTTTGAACATATCTTTCGTATAGTTCTACAAACTCTTCTAACGTGGCAGAGGTGCCGTCATCCAAAAATGCGTACCTCAAGCCGTTTTCATGGTCGTAGTATGGCAGATTGAGAAAGTTACCTACATCTCCACGATCTAGGTGTAGTTTGATCTGCTTTGGAAATATCTCGCTTTCGCCATAGCCCAGCGCGGCAGACATATTTTGTAAAGACTTCTGCATGTCTTTTGCTTCGATCCAATCTTTGGAAAACAAAAAACAATGCGCTCCGCCAGACTTCGACCGACAGACAACTAAAGGTAATTTTAGCCGACGTATCTTTTCTATTAATAACTTGTGATCTAACGGGTACTGGTCAATGTCGATACATCCCCAGATGCACTGGTTGTCCTCATTAATTGGTATAATACCCAGACCTGTGCCGCCGCCTTTTAAATGACTTTCCCAAAGCTTCGTGGTTCGCGGGGACTTGAGGACGCCCGCCTTTCCTTTAGCCTTACCGTTAGACCCGGTGGACTCAATCTTGAAATAACCATAAGCTTCTTTGAGACCATCGAAGATGGTCATAAACTTTTTTATTGACATGAATGCCCCCTACGGAAAAAGGAGTGGCGGAGCCTAAACCCCGCCACATTGACGACTTAAAACGGTATTTCGTCTTTCTCGACAGAATTATTTTTCACGTCATCTTCCGTATGCTTGACCACAACGTCACCCGCAGAAATACTTTCTGCAAATGCTTTGCCACGGTTATAGGTCCCTGCGTCTGTCACAGGACCTTCAACTGACATTTCCCAACCGTGCCAGTCTCCTTTAGAGTTACCTTCTGAAATAGTTTTCATATGATAAATGTGAGACCAACGGGGCGGAGTAAAAGGACCGTTAGTACCTTGAACAGAACGAGACATCATCATGCTATTCCATTTACGCGACTTTTTAAGCTGCGTGGACTTCATTGCAATAAGAGCCGTTTCAACTGCACCGTCATCATTAACTAACAAAACAAAGTGCTGGTGTGTTTCTTCAAGGTATTCACCTGAACCGTCAGTAAGGTAATCTTTATTATCACCATATTTATCACTATCGCGCTCAGTGTTTGGAAGCGTGTCTCCGGGTTCATATATATTTGTTGGACCCCCGCTCCCTTCTCCTCGTTTAGCCCATTGGATAAACCTACGCTGGTAAGCACAAGGTATAACCTTCACACCTTCTTTACCTTTGTAAGCAACACCCGTGACGGTGTTGTAAATGTCTCCTTTACGAGCCGTCTCATGTTCGTCTAACTCAGGTGCGTTACCTGAAAGAACTTTAAGAAATGGAAGAGCTAAATCTTCTTGCCCCAAATTCTCCATGCCCTTATTAGCGTCTGCTTCAAACATAGAAATATCGAAAGTTGCCACCTCAGTTTTGGCGGTCTTAGCTACTGCTTTATTCATATTATTTACCCCTCTTGATAACAGCGCGTTGACCTACATACGCGCCAAATAGTTCCATTGGAAAATCGTCACCTTCTTCGACGCGCTCTTTTACAAAAGCCCGAAGTGTTTGAGGGTGAACTGCTGTTTTTTGTTCAGGAACGTATCCCTGCTGTTGAGCAAAAGCCGCAAAAGCGTTTGCTTGATCGTCCTCGCCACGCCCAAACTGGCACTCGACAGTGTTCTTAATAATGTCATCGTAACCGTTATCACGTAACCATTCGTATGCTTGAGGGCGATTGTCTACAAGGATCGAAGCCCCGTAGGTTGCTTTGACCTCAACGGTGGAACCGTCATCTAGGGCAAAAGAAGAAATGCCAATCTCTGCAAGCATAGAAGGCATATCGTCGTCAGTAAGTTTTTGAAGCTTTTTCTTAGCAGCCTTGAGGTCTGTTTCAAGGTCTTTAATATAAAGTTCTTCGTCTCGGATTTGTCGGGCCAAGGAAGCTACCGAAGTAAGCCCTTCTTGATCCACTTTATCGACAGAGGAGGATAAGGTTTTTTCAAAGTCCTGTTCCATCATTTTTAGTATGTTGTCGCTCATCGCGTTTCTCCTTCGTAGTTAAAGGCACCTTTCGGGCCTTGACAAATACGGATAATATCTTATACTCAGCCCAAGTCAAGAAGTTTTTTTTAGGGGCAACAAATGCGCGACTTTAAGTTTAAGACAGAACCATATGACCATCAGAGACAAGCCTTAGAAGAGTCGTGGGCCGCGGAATATTACGCGCTGTTTATGGAAATGGGAACAGGTAAAACTAAGGTGGCTCTTGATACGTTAGCCTGTCTTTTTGAGTCTGGCAAGATCAACAGTGCCTTGGTTATTGCACCGAAAGGCGTGTACGATAACTGGGTAAAAAACGAGATTCCTGCACATTTACCAGACCGTATTTCTTGTAAAGTTATACGTTGGACACCCACCAAGGGGATCAAGAAAGAAAAAGAATTAAAAGATTTTATTGTAGAGAAATACAATGGACTTAAAATATTTGTGATGAACGTCGAAGCGTTTTCCACGCCCCGCGGTACGGATGCGGCAGAAGCGTTTTTATTTCAAAACCCGGAAAACATGGTTATTGTTGACGAAAGCACAACCATTAAAAACCGCAAAGCCTCGCGGACCAAGAACATTACACGCTTGCAACGACTGTCCAAGTATCGCCGTATCTTAACAGGATCACCTATTACAAAGAGCCCTATGGATTTGTTTAGCCAGTGCGACTTTCTAAAAGACAAGGCGCTGGGCTTTAACAGCTATTTTGCGTTTCAAGCGCGGTATGCAAATGTCCAACAAAAAACGATGGGGCACCGTAGTTTCCAACAGATTGTAGGATACCGCAGGCTCGACGAATTGTCAGATAAACTTGATACTTTTAGCAACAGAATATTAAAAGAAGACTGCTTAGACTTGCCCGAAAAAGTTTATGTACGTCGTGAAGTAGAGCTTACTTCAGAACAATTAAAGGTTTACACTCAGATGAAAAAGCTGGCTTTGGCCAAGCTAGAAAGTGGAGACTTAGCTACTACTGCAAGTGTTTTGACGCAAGTTATGCGTCTACATCAAATATGCTGCGGATTTTTGCAGCCAGATGAGGGAGAGATACAACCTTTAGCAAACAATCGCTTGAAGGAACTGCTCTCTGTGTCTGAAGAAGTTCAAGGTAAAGCAATCATTTGGGCGTCGTGGACTTATGACATTCAACAGATAGCTGATGCCTTGCGCGACCGTTTCGGGCCCGATTCGGTCGCAACTTATTACGGCGGTACACCACAAGATGAAAGACAAGAAACGGTTAATCGCTTCCAAGACAAAGACAGTTCGTTACGGTTTTTTGTAGGGCAACCACGCACGGGTGGGTATGGCATTACTTTGACTGCCGCCAATACTGTAATTTATTTTTCTAACAGTTACGATCTGGAGATACGACTACAGTCAGAAGATCGTGCCCACCGCATTGGTCAGACTAACAAGGTCACCTATATTGATTTAGTTTCGTCAGGCACCATTGACGAAAAGATACTCAAAGCTCTGCGCCAGAAGATTGATATAGCTGGGCAAGTGTTGGGAGAAGACGCTAAAGATTGGTTACTCTAACCGAGCTAGTTTTTCAGCGTTTAAAACAGATTCTGTTCCGTATTCAATAAGGTTTCCGTCAGGGCCTATACCCATCATGCCAGTGGTTGTGGAAACAACTTCTGAACCGGGACGTATTTTAGGTCTTTCCGACTCTAAAACAAGAGGGGCACTGACGAGTGTTTGCGTAAACCGTTCTCCTTGGCCTTCCGGTCCGTCCGTTGAACCGTAAGTGTATTGAACGTCCAACATTTCGATAGTTTCACTTAGTTTAGATTTAGTTATGCCATATTCTGCTTGGATTTCTTCATCAGACAAGTTTTTTAAATCATTAACAAACGTTGCCCTAAGTTCGCCATACGACGGACGTTTCGTATATTCAAAACCTGTTTCGGTAATTTCCGGTTTAAAAGCTTCTGGATTTGGAACTCCACCTTTTTCCATACCTTGCGGTTCTGGTCCGCGGACCGGGGGCCGTAGAGAAACTATTCCACCGTCTGCAAACATGCCAAGACTTCCAATTCCTTGCTGTTGGTTTTGAAACTGACCTAATAATTTTTGTTGAAAGTCACCGCCGCCAAAGCCGTAGCTGTCTTGCACGTCAAAATGAGCGCGTTCCGCTTCATCTACCATTTCAACAAAGTCTTGTACTTTTCCTTCTAAAGCTCCCCCTAACGCGGCGGTTGCGCTTTGCATTTCTGGAGCAGTGTAAACTTGGTTTAAATAATTTCTGTAGTTCTCTAAAGGTGCGCCTTGCATACCAGCCATTTGCTGTCCAAATTGATTTTTCATTTGGTTCATTTGTTCAAACTGCCCACCAACTCCTTGTTGTCCATACTGGTTTTGCATCTGTTCAAATTGCCCACCAACTCCTTCCATTTGTCCAATTTGATTTTGTGCAGGAGCTAAAGCAACAAAAGATTGAAGAAAAGATGCTTGTTGGGAGGGATTTGCATCACCTGTGCCCATCATGTCCGCATTTGAAGTTGTCATATAACTTGGCGCGTTTCCCGCTTGTTGAGGACCTAGCATTTCATTTGAACCTGTAATTTCTCCCATAGCTCCAAGACCGGGAACTTTCATTGGGTCTGCAAAAGGAGAGTCCACGTAACCACCAAGGGCAAACCCCATAGCGGTAGAACCAAACCCTGACATGCCTGCAAGGTTAACGTCCCCTGCGGTTGTTCGATACGTTTGTGTTGGGTCGTTCATAACTGCTAAAGCAACCGCATTAGCTGCACCGCTCTCTTGGGCTCTATCTCCTGCGGCTTGCACAAAAGCATCAACGTCTTCGCCAGAAAAACCGGGATCTTCTGGAGCTACGGGTGCCGCTCCGCCTTCAAAAATAGGGACCACCCCGGTAAATTGTCCGGGAGACGCGGGTCCCGCATATTCTTCCGTCCGGGGACCAGCATTATACTCGGCTACCGCAGCGTTATAAGCGTCTGCGTCTGCCTTATAAGTGTCGAGGGCCGTGTTATATTCTCCAATTTGTGTGTTATATGTGTCAACCAACCCTTGATAGGGTTCCGCTAACGCCTGATATTCTGTGAGAGCCGTATTGTACGTGTTAATACGATCATCATAATCCTTCATAATTTCAGTATCGTAATCTGAGTACCGATATTCAGGAGATGCGTATTGAACTATTGACATAATTAAGCCCCCAAGCTGCCAATGCCGCTCTTCAAGAGTTGCGTTGTGGAGTCGTTAGGAAATAAAGCTGCGTATTTTTTTCTATCCACAGGACCGCTTGGAACAAGAGAACCTTGTTGATTGTTAAATCGGCTAGGCGCGTTGTTAACAGGCGCGTTATTATTAAACCGACTAGGAGGTTCTATTACTGGAGCTTTAGGTGCCACGACGGGCGCAGTATTAGAGTCACTAGTCGGTAAATTACTCTGGTTGTTGGTGGGAGTAACAACTGGAGAAATTTGTTCATTTTTTATTATTTCACCGTCTAAATCTGTAGATTCTTCAGTTATTATCTGAGCAGCGGAGCCCGGAACTCTTCTAGCAAACTGTACTACATAATTTCTTTCAAAAGCTTCTGCGGCTTGTTTTAAGAGCAAGTTCTTTTCGCGTTCTGAACGTCCTGTTTTTAAAACAAGTTTTAATAATTCTGGGTTTTCTAAAATTATACCAACACGACTAGCTTGAAGATTAGACGGAAGTTCCGCCATGTATTTTTCAACTAAATTTTGACCAAATCTAGCACCACGTCCTGCAACAACAAGGTCTCCTACGCCGGATTCAAACCCTAAAATTCTTTTTAAGTTTGTTCCCGCGGCAGAACCACCCATTGCAGCTAAAAGTCTTATACCTTCTCCAACGTCCTTAAAGAACTCATCGGTTTGACCCGGTTTAGCTTTTCTAGTAAAAGCTTCTATTTCTGCCATCTTTCTTAAAAACCTTCTAGTGTCTTTAAGTTGGGTTTCTCCTATTATGCCGTTGGATTTCATCCATTCTGCAACAGATATGTTTCCATTAGGATGTTTTGCAAACAATCTGTTATAAGCAACATCTGGACGAAATCTTTTTCCGCTACTAGCATTAAGCATAGTTTCGTAAATTGTAGTTCTTAAACCGTCTTTTAACTGTTGTTTAGACCAAGTTAGTCCTTTGTTAGGACTGTCTTTTAACGTTACTGTAAACCCGTCTTCCCCAACATCGTTAATCATATTCATGTACTTGTTCATTATGGCAAACGGGGTTTTTTGATTGTCAGATAAAGCTAAAGAAATAGCTGTAGTGGGGTTGGAGGTTTTATCAGGAAGAAGTTCGTATAAACCTATTCCGTTTTTAAAAGCCGCCTCTTCTTCAGCATTTGATTTTTTTGTTACTTCTAAAACGTTACGAGCTTTTTCAACATTATTTAAATCAAGTTCTAGTGCAGGAAACAATTTTACTAACCGTTTGTTGTTTGCTTTACTCATCCAATCAGAAAGCCCACTTGTGTTTAAGGTTCCGTCCGGATTAAGTGCATCTGCACGAATTGTTCTTAAAAGAGTTTCTTCCGCTGATCTTAAACTAACAGCTTGATTCATAGCTTCTGCTATTCTAGTATTAAGGCCCGGAATTGTTTTAATTAATTCTTCGTTGCGACCATACCATTGTCGCATTTTATCCATGTCTAATACGCCAGACTGTTGGTCAATATTACTTTGAAAATCTTCTAAAAGATTTTTTCCCGCACTTTGAAGTTCTTTTCTACCTGTCTCGGACAACAAATCTCTTGTGCTGCTTTCAAGTAATGTAGTGAGCGACTGAGTTATTTGATAATTTGCAATACCATCTAGCTGCGCAGCTTTCATAAAAGCTCCGTCTGCGGTCATCATTCTATTAGCAATAGTTTCAATTGAAATTTTTGGGGCTCCGTTTTTCTTTGTGCCTAAAACTTCTCCTGCATAAGCCCTTGTAAAAACTTCGTTAAAAGCTCTGGAAAAACTTCGGGCAGTGTCATATGCCTGACTTACTCCAATATCCAATCCGTTTAAATCTGCTAGAAAAGCATCTGCCATTTCATAAGCCCACCTAGACTCATCTTGCTTATGAGCGGCTGCTAAACGTTTACCCATGTTTAAAGCCCGACTTCTATACCGAACTAAGTCATAAGCATTTAGCCCTATTTTATCTTTTCCGTCAGCCGCGGCTTGTTGTGCAAATTCTGACGCTTGTCTCTTTTGAGCTATTAAAAAGTTTGCTTGTGCATCTAAGGCGTTTGCTACTTCT